AGTTTTCGTTGCCTAACCAAAGGCGGTTTTCCCAGAAAGCAGGCCATGTTGGTTTGGTGAAGCGTGAGTCGTCATCGAGGGCGGCGATGTTAGCAGTACCACCGGCCCATGTCACGGCATCGGTGTCAACACCGTTGGCGGCGACCAACGTCGATCCCGCGAGTACCCAGTTCCACGTGTTGTCGTTGCCGGCGGTGACCGTCGCGCTGCCGCTGCGATCCGTAGCGGTACCGCCCGAAACGTCGAAGAACTTATCGCCGCAAAAAGCAAACACCTTCTCGGTGCCGGCGAGGACGACCTGGCCTAACCCAGTGACGGTAGCGCCGGAGTTCATCGCCGTAGCGTTGAACTTAGCGTAGCCCTTGCGCTTCTTGACCTCTCCAGCTAACCCGACGGTGCAGTTCTCCATATCATACAGACCGGCCGGCGAGATCTCCTCGGCCGGTAGGCTGTAGTTGACGCCGTCACGCCATGGCCCCAAACGCAAGCTCTGTGCTGTGATGGGCATCAGCTAAGACCGCCCTCTTGCGGCGAGTACGAGAACTGAGACCCGCCGCGGCTATCGGAGCGGCGCATACGGTAGGTGCGGTTGCCCTGCACGTTGGCGTTCTGGCGGCTGGCGACCCCTAAGACGCGCTCCATCTCCTGGCGGTCTATCATCGAACCTTGGTCGTCGCCCTTCTCTTGCTTGTAGAGGGCGCTGACGCCGTAGACCAGCGCAGGCTGCACCACCGGCGAGTAATAGCCGTCGAGGCTGCTGGCGTCGTCGCTGGCCGTGAAGTCCGGCACCGACGCGTAGTACCGGTAGGCGATGGTGTCGACGCTGTCGGGTTTGGGGTATAGTGAGACTTGTACGAGGCCGTTGCTGTCGACGCCGTCGATGATGACCCAACGCGGATCGCCACCGATAGAGTGGTTAGGGTCGGCTGCGTCGAGGTCTTGGCTCGACATGACGATGATGACGTGGTCCTCTGTCGTATTGCGAAACGACAGCGGCGTCAGGGCGTTGGACGCGAGGCTGTAGGTCTGGGTGTCGGCGACCGTGTTGAACGTCGACGCCTTAAACAGCCAGTTCCACTTCTCGCGGCTTTGTACGTCCTTGCCGACCATGTTGAGGTACGTCCGCGCCCCGTCCTTAAACGTAGACGCGTTGCTATTCAAACCTACGCGTCGCAGCGCCGTTTGAATCACTTCAAGGTTGGTCATCCTACGCCCTCACATTACCTCATATTAACCCAAGACCCGTTCTCATACCCTTGCAGAGTGCTGGTTGACGTGTTATAGACCAACATTCCGTTAGCGGCCGTAAGCGCGTCACGCTCCGTCGTCGTCAGGCTAGGTAGGGTGAAGCTAGCACTACAAGCCACGGTGCCAACCTCCACTGTACCCAGCAATGCAGTGTCGCCAAAAAAGCTCGCCGCATTAATCTGCCCAACGCTTTCGGTCATTATTCCTGCGCTTCAAGTGCCATATGGTCGAGATCGTACTCAGAAAGGTTGTCGCCGTTGTTGTCAAGCCAACGCTCTTGCCAAATACGAACTGCTTCTGGACCACGGTCGGAGATACGTCCTGGGGGGTCTGGCACGTAGTCGTCGGCATGAGTGACTTCACCTATCGCCTTGACGGTGTTACGCACCTGACTGTTTGTCTGGTTTTTGTTCTTCCGTACTCTGGCATGGGTCTTATCGAGGTCCAGCGCCTTGCGTATAGCGGCCTTGGTGTTGTCGCTGCCCTTGAGGATAAGCTGGGCGATCTGGTCGGGTGTGACCTCCGGCGCAACTACTGCGACGGGGGCGGCCGACTGAGCGATTTCTGCAATTTCGCTAGGCAGGTTAAGCTGTTGTGTTCGCTTTGCCATGGTGTCCTTGAAAGTTAAAGGAGAAGGGGCATAAGGCCCCTTCTCGCTGTTTAAATGTGCTACTATCCACCTAAATTAAGCATAATAGGACAGTGCTTTGCAGCAGCTGCTGCGCCCATTGCCTGGCCGATCAGTGGCGTGTCAACGCCAGCATCAGATGTTTGCACCGTGCCAGCAGTGGTATCCGATAATTGCACCATATCACCAAGGGCAACTGCGCCAGCACCCCCCGTTTCAGTTATGGCGAATGCAATGCCCTTCGTCTGCAACCAGAA